GAGCTGATGGCGGCGGGTGGGTTCGCTGCGCGGATCACGGGCGAGGCGGACGCGTCGGCTGACGGAGATTGAGCCGGTGGAGCTGACGCGCGTGGATCTCGCCATTGCCTTCGACTTCGCCAGGAGCGAACCAGCCCCTGTGCGCAATGCGGCCGGGGCGATCGTTACGGCCGCGGTCAACGTCGCTCGGTTCGATTACGACGCGACGGGCAAGTCGCTCGGTCTGCTGGTAGGGCCTGGCTTCGAGCTCGGCGGGCAAGATCGTATCGCGCTCGATGCGCTGGTCCTCCCGGTCGAGCTGGTCGAGGGTGAAAGCGCCGAGCGCGAGGCGACGGTGCTCCATCATTTCACCCCGCCGGGCGGATCGAGTGTGCGTCGCGCATATTACAGCCGAGATGCCAAGCGCGCGGTCGACGCACTGCTGAGACAAGAGGGTCACCACCGGCAGATCGTAGTTGTGCCCGGCTTCCTGCGTTTGCGCGGCGCGACGGTCCGCTATCGGCACCGGGACTGGACGGCGACCGGGACGATCGCGGTCGGCGACACGATCCTCACCGATGGTGCCGGCAGACCGCTGATCCTGTCGGGCGCGGAGTTCTTCAATGCCTGACGAGGCGGAGCCGCTGCCGATCGCCGTCCAGCCAGAGGAGGCGATCGCCGCGCTCGAGGCAAAGGGCTACGAGATAGGCTTCGACTGGCGCGACGTCTGGGAAAGCGAGCACGCGCGCGCCTTCACCGTCGCCAAGGCGATGAGCCGAGACCTGCTCGAGGACATTCGCGAAGCGGTGACCAGCGCGCTCGAGGAAGGAACCACACTCGAGACCTTCATCAAGGAGCTGCGGCCGCGGCTGGTCCGCCGCGGCTGGTGGGGGCGCGCCCGCATGATCGACCCGGCGGACGGAATGGAACGCGTCGTACGGCTCGGCAGTCCGGCGCGGCTGCGAACGATCTACCAGACCAATCTGCGCGCGAGCTACATGGCGGGCCGCTGGCAGCGGATCCAGCGCGCCAAGCGGACGCTGCCATACCTTCGCTACGTCTCGATGATGGACGGGCGCGAGCGGCCCGAACACGGGGCCTGGCACGATACCATCCTGCCGGTCGACGATCCGTGGTGGGACACGCATTTCCCGCCCTGCGGCTGGAATTGCCGGTGCGATGCACAGTCCCTCAATGAGCGGATGATGGCGCGGCGCGGCCAGGAAGTGACCGAGGATCCTCCGCGGTTTCCGAAGCGCACCTACATAAACAAGCGCACGGGCGAGGTGACCGAGATCGAGCAGGGGATCGATCCGGGCTGGAGCTACAATGTCGGCAAGGCTTCGCTCGACGGTCTGGTGCCGCCGGTCCGGCTCTCGCCAAAGCGCGATAGCGGCGACGAAAGCGAGTTGAACTCGGTACTCTCGGACGATGATTTCGATCGTCTCAGAGGGTTCTTTGCCGCCTTTGGGCTGCCCACTCGGGAGGCCGCGCTCGAGGGGAAGGTGTTCGAAGACGTGGCCGGCTGGCCGCTGGCGATCTCGGCGGGCCTGTTCCGCACTCGCGCCGGCACCATCGCGGAACTCTCGCCCGACCTGCTTGCCGACTTGCCCGATGCGGCGCGGGCGATCGTCGATCCCGACCGGATCGAGTGGCTCTGGATCACCGGGCGCGACGGCCGCGCGATGCTGGTCCGGCGTTACCTGGGCGAGCGTGGCAGCGTCGATATCGGCGCGCGGTTCTGGCGCTGGATCCGCGGCGGGCCGCGGGCTCGCGGGCTGCCGGCCTGGACGCGCGAGGAAGGCGTCCTAAACGCGCGGCGCTACATTCGCGACACGGACGGGAAATTTGCGCGGCACGGCAGCTCGAGCATCGCTGCGCACGACGCGATCGCCGACCCTGGCAGGAACGGCGAGACCACGATCGGTTCGGCCCGCGCCGTCGCCGGGGCCGGGACCGAGGGCTACGACGTCGTCATCTCCGACCAGGCAATCCGCCACGCCTGGCGGCGGCACGGGCGCGGCAGCGGGGATCCCAATCCGCTCTCGCTCGCCGACTTCGACAAGATCCCGGATATCCTCGCTACCGGCACGCCCAAAATCAGGGGAAAGCGCGGCACCGGCAGCGGCTTGCGGATCGAATGGCAGGCGACCGTGGGCGGGCGCGCATACGGCTACGTCGAGCGCGTTGGCCGCAAGAAGCGACAGACCCGCATGGTCACGATGTTTCGGCGATGATGGAAGGCGACGGTCCCAGGGAAAAATGCCTTGCGGCCCTCTTCCGATTTACGTCCTGGACACAAGGACCGTCTGCAGTCCAGTTAGCGCATCTGCGGGATAATTCAAGATGCGCCTACCAGCGCAGCGCATAGCCGGTTCGTATCATTGCCTCGCTGAGATCGCCGCCGATCGGGCTGACACAGCGCGCGACGACGCGATTATAGCTTTGTCCGAAGCGTCGGCATTCCATCGTCGGTCCCTCGACCAGGATATGGCCGTAACGCCCGACCCCGCCCGGACGCCCGACCAGTTTCACCAGCGCGTCACGCGCCGCGATCCCCGACGCGGGAGGGCACGGATGGTTCGGCAGGCAGCTGCCGTCGAGCTCGCGCGCCGCGATCCCCTGCAGGCGGACGTGCGGCCCCTCGGCGCACCAGATCGGACCGTCGCCATCCCAGACGTGCGTTGGCGTGCAGGCAAACGTTTCCGCCGAGCCGGAGGGCGGCAAGGGGGAAAGTGCGAGCGTCAGAGCGAGCAGCAAGTTCGGCCTCCTTCCAATCAGCGCTTGGCAAATGCGCGGTGTCCGTTCTAGGCAGGGTCGACGCCTGCCCGCCACCCTGCTCCGCGGGCGGAGATAACGGCAGCACTTCCCACATCCTAGACCGGGCTTCAATGAGCAAGCCCGCCGCCTCCTCCGCCGCCGATATCGGCGTTTGCGCTAGCCGCTCGATCGAGCTGACGACCGAGCAGGGCGTTGTCGCGAAGAGCGTGCTGTTGCTGCCGTTCGGCCAGTTTCACGGTCGGGACGGGCGCGGGCCTTACCTTTTGGAGGACCGCGATCATGCCGAGCAAGTAATCGAAGCCACCCGCGAGTTCGCCCGCGGAGCGGACTTCCTGATCAACTACGACCACCAGACCGAATACGCCGCCGTCCAGGGCGTCGGCGGCACCGCCCGGGCGGCAGGCTGGATCGATCCCGCCTCGCTGACCGTCGCGGACGATGGCATTCGCGGCGATGTCGAGTGGACCAAGCCGGCCGAGGCCGCGCTGCAGGCGCGCGAATATCGCTATCACTCGCCCCACTTCCGCGTGGACAAGAACAGCCGCCGGATCACGCGCCTGGTCAATGCCGGGCTGACCAATTCTCCCAATCTCGAACTTCCCGCGCTTGCCTCGCAAGGAGCCGGCGCATCTGCAGAAGAAGGTGACGATATGAAACTTGCTGCCCTGCTGTCGTCGACGGCGCTGGCTGCTTTCGGCCTGACCGCCGAGAGCGATGACGAAGCGGCGCTCGCCGCGATCGACCAGTTCGTCGAAGAGGCCGAAAACACCGAAGGCGCGCTCGCGTCGATCCGCAAGGATCTCGAGCTCGCAGAAGATGCCGATACCGACGCGGTGCTCGCGTCGATCAGCCAGGCCAAGGCCGGCGGCGAACCCGATCCGGCCAAATACGTTCCGATCGGCGATCTCAAGGACGTCCGGAGCCGCCTCGGCGCGCTCGAGGAGGAAAAGGTCCTCGCGATGGTCGACGGTGCGATCGAGGAGGGCAAGCTCACGCCCGGCCAGAAGGACTGGGCGGTCAAGCTCGGCAAGAAGGACCAGGGCGAGCTGCAGAGCTTCCTCGACGGCGCGCCCGCATTCCAGGGCGGCGATCGCCTGCACGGCAAGCCGCCCGCTGGCGGCAATTCCAAGCTCACCGCCGAGGAGGCCGCGATCTGCAGCCAGCTCGGTCTTACCGAGGATGAATTCCTCGCTTCCCGCAACGATGAAGAGGAGGCTGCCTGATGGTTGCCCTGACTGAAAGCCGCCTGACGCCGAAGCGCGACGGTGCCCGCTTTTCCCGCCCGGTTGCCGCCGGTGCCACGATCTTCGGTGGTGCGATCGTCGCGCTGACCGCCGCCGGACTTGCGACGCCGGGTGCCACCGCCGTGGGCCTCACCGTCGACGGGATCGCAAAGGCGGACGCCGACAATAGCAGCGGTGCCGCTGGCGATATCGCCGTCGAGGTCGAGAAAGGCGTCTTCCGTTTCGCCAACTCGGCTGGCGCGGACGAGATCACCGCCGCCGAGATTGGCGACACCGCCTACCTCGTCGACGACCAGACCGTCGCCAAGACCGATGGTGCCGCGTCGCGCTCGACCGCGGGCAAGATCGTCGACGTGGACGCCCAGGGCGTCTGGATCGACCTCACCTGAGGTCTGGATCGACCTCACCTGATTTAGACCAAGGGGATAACCGATGAAAGTTACCGGTACCGCGCTGGCGACGCTGCAGACCAGCTTCAACGCGCTTTTCACTAGCGGCCTCGGGATGGCCGAGCCGCAGTCCGACAAGATTGCGACCACCGTTCCGAGCTCCACCGCGCAGAACGAATACGGCTGGCTGGGCAAGCTGCCCTCGATGCGCGAATGGCTCGGCGATCGCGTTGTCAACGGCGTCCAGGCGCACGGCTATGCGATCAAGAACCGCGATTTCGAGCAGACGATCGGCGTCGATCGGAACGATATCGAGGACGACAACCTCGGGATCTACAACCCGCTCTTCACCGAAATGGGCCGCTCGACGACGGCCCATCGGGAAGAGCTGGTCTTCGCCCTGCTCGCGGCCGGTTTCACGACCCCGTGCTATGACGGCCAGAACTTCTTCGACACCGATCACCCGGTAATCGACGAGAACGGCGAGGAAGTGTCGGTCTCGAACATGCAGGCCGGCGCAGGTACGCCCTGGTTCCTCATCGACGACACGCGCGCGCTCAAGCCGATCATCTTCCAGGATCGCAAGCCGCCCCAGTTCGTCGCGAAGGATAGCCCGACCGACGACAATGTCTTCAGCCGCAAGGAATTTCTCTACGGCGTCGACTGTCGGCGCAATGTCGGGTTCGGCTTCTGGCAGTTCGCCTTCGGTTCGAAGGACACACTCGACGCGGCGAACTACGCCGCCGCCCGTGCCTCGATGATGGGGCTGAAGGGCGACCACGGCCGTCCGCTCGGCATCCGGCCGACCCTGCTGGTCGTTCCCCCGAGCCTCGAGAGCGCCGCGCTCAAGCTGCTTAACAACGATCGCGCCGCCAACGGCGAAACCAACGAATGGAAGGACACGGCCAAGCTGATCGTCGTGCCGTGGCTGGCCTGATGGCACGCGGAAAGTATCCCCAGCTCCTGGTGACGGCGCGCGTTGCGCGTCGTCGCCGGGGCGGGCTCGCCTTCTCGAAGGAGCCGCGCGCCGTATTCGCGGGCGATTTCGAGAGCGGGCTCGCAGGGCCGCGCTCGATCCTCGCAATCCTCGAGGATCCACAGCTCGATTGCCAGCTCGTGGTCGACGAAGGCCAGGCGATTTCGCCTACGCCCGAGATGCTCGACGAGCTGCGCGAGGTGATCGCAGAAGCCGACGCGGACGAGGCGGGCGATTTCGTCGGCTCCATCCTGGGCGAAACGCCGGTCGACCCGGACCCCGATCCGACGCCGGTCAAGCAGGAAGATGCGCCGGTTGCCGACGCGGTCGCTGACGCGGTCGCGAAGGAACCGGCGCCCGCACCGGCCGCCACCGAGCAGGCCAAACCGGCCGCCAAGGCCAAGCCGACTGCCAAGGCAAAGCCGACGAAATCCGCCGCCGCGACCGCCGCCGCGACGACGGAAAAGGCGAAGAGCTGAGGGGCCTTCGCCGCGGGGCGGGCGGCGGTTCCTTGTTGCCGCCGCCCGCACCGAACCAAGTCACCGAGGGCCGAGACCGCGTCCTCACCTAACGAAGCCAAAGGACGAGAAGGGTTCCGATGCCTGTATTTGCCGATCTTGCCGCGATGCAGGCGCGCTTCGAAGATCGCGATCTTCTCGAGCTGTCCGACCAGGACAATTCCGGGGTGATCGACGCCGACCGGATCGACGCCGCGATCGAGAGCGCGGACAACCTCATTCGTAGCTATATTGCCTCGCGGCACAAGGACGTCGCCACGCTGGCCGGCAACGAGCTGCTCACCGACATCGCGTGCGACCTCGCCTTCGCACGGCTGTTCCGTTCGGATCCGCCCGACTGGGTGATGACGCGCAAGAAGGACGCCGAGGCCCGGCTGCAGAAGATCGCCGATGGCAAGATCAAGCTCGACGGCGGCAGCGAGGAACAGCCCGCGCGACCCGGCCAGATCCTGACCCATTCCGACCGGCCCAAATTCGGTCGCGACAACCTGGGCAGCTACTGATGGCCGTGCAGCTCCACATTACCACCGAAGGCGGGCTCGAGGTCCAGCGCGCGATCGGCGAGCTGGTCGATCGCTTCGGCGACCTAACGCCGCTGATGGAAGGGTTCGGCCTGACGCTCGAAAGCGCGACGATCGATCGCTTCGACCAGGAAAGCGCGCCGGACGGCAGCAAGTGGACGCCTTCGATCCGCGCCCGCGAGGAAGGCGGCAAGACGCTCACCGACAGCGCGCAGCTGCGCAGCTCGATCACCTCGATCGCCCGATCCCAGTCGGTCGAGGTCGGTACCAACAAGATCTACGCCGGCACGCACCAGTTCGGGGCGACGATCCGCCCCAAATCGGCCGACAAGCTCGCCTTCCAGCTTCCCGGCGGGCTCGGCTTCCGCAAGGTCGACCAGGTCACGATCCCGCCCCGCCCGTTTCTTGGCCTCTCGGTCGCGGACGAGGAGGAGCTGCTCGCCCAAGCCGAAGATTACGCGCGCGACGCGGCCGGAGGCGTGTCATGAACGTGTTCCTCGTCTACTGTGCGGTCTGCATTGTCGCCTGCCTGGTTCACGCGATCGTGACAAAGCCGCGTTCGATCGGCTGGAGCGATTTCCTCGGTTGGTTGGGAGCGCTCGCGATCGTGCTTTCTCCCTTCTGGTTGCCGGTTGTCGTGATCTTCATCGTCGGCAGCCTGGCGGGCTATCTGGGAAAGAAGCTCGCGAGGCGGGCAAGATGACCGCCCCGATCGCCTCCATCATGGCACAGATCCTTCTGGGCTGGATCCTCGCCGATTTTCTGACTGGCCTCTTTCACTGGATCGAGGACCGGTTCGGTCGCCCGCAAATGCCGGTTCTCGGCCCGCTCGTTTTCGAGCCGAACCGTCTCCACCACGCTCAGCCCGTCGCCTTCACCGGCGACGGTTTTGTGACCCGCAACTGGACCACTTGGCTGGGCGCGGCAATCCTCTGGGGGCCGATGTTCCTCATGATTGGCGCGCCGGCCTGGGCGATAGTCGGCGCGTTCGGAACGGCGATGTCGAACCAGATCCATTATT